TGCATTAAAACAGGATCTACGTATACTAAGAGTTTATCATTTTCTAAAGTAGCTACTGGATTCTCTACCCAAGGTATATTATTATAAGTCTGCTTAAAAGGCTTTACTAATTCATGACTAGTAAGTACGCAATTGGTCTAGAATTGCCCATACTTAAGTAATACACTAAGTATAGTCATTCTATTATCTTCATCATGAACATCTTCTAATGCATACTCATTGTAGCCTGTATGTACAGCATGAAGATTAACATCTGTAGCTATTAACTTCTCTATTTCAGATAAGTTAGACACAGAACCTTCTAAACCTATTCTTAAAGCATTATTGCCAGTAATCTTATTACTTAAGATTTCTAGCTGTGCTTGATTAAGAAATAAGTCTACTTCCTCGTCTAAAAATGCGGGGCATCCGCCATAAGCAATACCTTCTGCATTCTTATCCAGAACTACCTTGAAAATTATATGAGAATCTTTATTAGTCATTACTTAGATTTAATTTCATTGAGTATCGCTAATTTAATATCTTGATTCTTTTTATCTTGCAAATAAGCAATAACATCATCAATACCATTACCAATCAAATCTGTACCAAAGAAATATTGAGTACGATTCTTTCTAATAATGTTTTTAGCAATAGCCTCTTCAATAACAAAGTTAATTTCTTTATTTGGGTTTTCTACCCATTTCAGCATAAACTTCTCAGGAGAAGTCTCAACTTGTTCTGTAAGTTTAGCTTCAACTAATTCATTTGACATTGTATCTGATTTCATACCATACAGACGTAAGCACTTACGCATATCTTCAATAGACATTTTATCGAGCTCACGATAAGCTTCGCGTTTAACTTTGTTAACACGATTAGCCTGTTCAGCCTCTGCATCTTTATTAATCAGTACATAATCTTTAGAAGGATTCATATTAGACAAACCATCTGCTACTCTTTTATGACCTTTAAGAAATAAGTATTGCAATTCATCTAAAGGTTTCTCAGTATCAAGAATCAAATCTCTTTTACCGATTTTAACTGCAAAGGTAGTCCAAAAGTCACTATTAGGAGCTAATTCACCTTCTTCTTTATTTAAGGCTTTTTCCAATCTACGAGCATCTTCTGAGCTCAAGCCAGTGTAGATATTACCAGATCTAGTCCAGTACGGACCTACATAATCAAAAGTAGTAGGCCATTTAGTAAGTCCTGTCCAAGGATTTACTTTCATTATTCTAACGATTACTTCCATAATACTTTATTTGTTGTATTAGATGTTTCCTGTTACTCTTTATATTTCCAGATATACTTTGCATTGTTCCAAGCCCTACCATTAGAGAGATCTACTGGGTTTTGTAGCTGCCTTTGGATGGATCGTCTATCAGATTTAGTGGACCTAGAAGCCTCTATTATTGAAGGGAATTCTGCTATTAGATTATCTTCTTTGTCATATTGACAAATTGCTTTAGCTGATTTCATCCCATTGTCTATAGCTGCTTGTTTCTGCTTATCTGATAATTGTCTGTTAACACGCTTTTCTATATTAGCGTTTTTACAAGCTTCACTAATAGTAGGTTTCCAATTAGGATCTTTAGCATATAAACTAGCAGGAACTGTATCAGGTACATCAGGATATTCAGATTTATAAACCCAAATGTACGGATTTCTTTTTGACCCTACTATATTTTGATGTTTAAGCGCGGTAATAATAGTAGTGGGACTCATGCCAAGTTCTTTAGCTGCTATGTTTATTCCTTCAAATTCCCTAACGAAGTTTCCTTCTTTGGTATACTGAAGTATAGGTTTACGTCTATTGTCTCCTATCTTTCCAGATTCCCAGTAAGCCACTCTACCTTCTGTCCTTACTTTACCAGCTTCTGATAGTTTCTCTCTAGTCTCTTCTGAGACTTCTCTACCAAGAGCTTTTTGACGAATCTTATCTCTGGTTTCCATAGTAACATATCTACCAATAGTACCATCTCCGCCTTCTGTCATATTATAACCAAATTCGTCTTGGAGTGATTTATATTCAGAAATATAATATCTTTCTTTTTCTTCAAGTTCTTCCCAACTGTTACAAAAATCTATTAATTCGATTGAGAAGTTTTCTTTACCGTATTTGCGTAAAGCATTGTGTAATTTGAAAGGGCATACGTGCTCGGCATTATAAAGATGTTCTTTCCACCGAGCACTTAATCCTTTACTTGTTATGCCAATGTAAACTTTGTTATTAATTTTATTTGTTATCTTATATACATCGTATGATCTCATCATTGCTGTTAAATGTTTTGGTTATACTTATATAACGTTCATCTAACCACAAAGTTGTTGATAACTGTAATTAATTAACAAATTTTAACATTTAGCTCTTATTCTAATATCAATTCTCCACACGCACGAGGGTCCCTCAACATTATTCCCATTTCTCCAAGGAAGAATACGGTATAACCATCCTTACCATTAGATCTCAAGGTATCCTTAGACTTAGCATAACCAGACGGAGCAACAGCACCACCAGTATACCAAGTAACGAATTCACGATCCTTACGAACTACCTTAACAATGTTAGCTTCACCATCACGACGACCAAGATCCAAGAAAGTCATACGATATGATTCCTTCGGTTTCAAGGTTACAGGATGCAACTCACGATTGTAAGTAGGATCGTCATACAACGGGAAATATTTCAAAGTCAACTCGATACCATTAGTCATCTTATAAGTCTTGAACTGACCACCAAAAGTCAAGTTATCACCAGAACCAGTTACAAATACTGTATCCATTAAGTTCATAGTAGCTACCTTTTCTTTCAAGATACGGTCAAATTCGCGCATACCCATTTCACCAGTCAAGGCAACAAACTTACGTTCATTAGTACCCAGACAGTTATAAGACAAGTCAAACAAGAAGTCTTCCAACATCTCACCAGTTAAGTGAGTATAGTAACGTCTATTAGACGGAGCAATCTGTTCCAACAGACCAGCGCCGATAAATACCGGACGACCATTAGTACCCTTCAGATTGCAAGAACCATCCTTGTTAACATTAGTCTTCATATAAACAAGCATACGCTCACATCTCTTGTACCATTCACGTAAAGCTTTCCATTCCTGATAATCAGCCCACAGATAAGAAGTCTTACCAGTAGCAGGATCTTTCAAAGCAATTGCCATTACTGTAGAATAAGCTGAACCAGTAATATCATAGTTAACACGAATAGTAGTAAGATAGTTACGCATCTTGAAGTGAGTATTGTAGTTCAAGATATCACCCTCTTCACTGTATTCTTCGTATGCAGAAGCAAGACGAGATACTTGTTTTCCAGCTTCAAGATATTCAGAAGGAATATAAGAAGTAGGCTGACCATCTGCTACAAAGCAGGTATATACCCACAGATTACCGTCTTGATAAGGAGCACCTGATACACGTACTTGGAACTCTCTGTTATCAAATTCGAGAATAGCACCAGGACCAAACCAATTATCTTCTAACCACAACATAATAGGAGTGTTACCCAAACCTGCAGTAGAAGTAGGAGCAATAGCTGCGCCATTCCATTTAGCGTCTCTAATTGTTACAGCTCTGTCATTATCAACCATTACAGACCATTCAAAAGAAGGCTGATCAATTGTCATTACATTGCCAAGACCACCTGTCAACATATCCAAAGAAGTGCTATAACCACTATCTTTTGTACCAAATACGTAAGACAAGATAGTAGACACCTGATACGGATTCTGCTGAGAAGCTACTGAAATCTTAGCAGTATCAATCAAGTCGGAGAACCACTTTCCTTTGTATAATTGAAGGTTATTAAGAATATTGTTATCCATAAAAATACTAGTAATTTAATTTTTTAATTATTTAATTTTATTATGCGACACGTAGTTGTCGTGCGAAAGCATCCCAAATAGATGAGTTGCTATCGTTATTTATCACTTGCCTTTTAGATTTCTTAGATACTCCATTATTTCTAGATAGTGTATTCTTGAAATTATCAATAGCATCTTTTTTACCTTTCTTCTTAGCTATATCAATTAAGGTATCACCTTTCATTGTAAAGTAAGCAGAAGTGATTAAATTCTTAAGGCTTTTAGCATAATCTTTCTAGTATCTAGTAATGCCATCTGCATCCGGTTTGAATATGTATTCCAACAGGGCTTTCTTATCCTTCTCAGGAATATCAATTCCATAGATACTATCCATGCCTTTTATTTCTGTGACAACGTTATTAAAGAAGTCACGTTGTTGCTTTTCAGCCTCTCTAGCCTATTTTTCCTGGTTGGCTAATAGCTCTTCTTTACGTGCAACTTTAATGTCTCTAAGAGCCTCTAAAGCATCTGTAGCCTCATCCTCCAGTAAGCCAGCTTCTTCATATTTGTTAAGTTTCTTTTCAATTTGTTTTGAAGTAAAGCCTTTCTCTTTTAGAAATTCTTTAATAACTAGTTTTTGATTTACTTCATCATCTTCTATCTCGATATTGTCAATATCAAGATCAGCATCAATACTAAAATAATCTTTAAGCTTACCTCCATTATGAACAAATTTATCAAGCTTTTCTACTTCCTCACTAGCATACTGAGGAGTAGAATTTTCTTCTATTACTTCCTTAAAGTAATCAATCAGATCTTCAGCAGTTCTAGGCTTTTCATCATCTTCTACGTCATCCCATCCTAATTGTGAAGCTAATGAATCAAAGAATCCTACGATTATTTCTTCATCGCTTGTATCATTTCCACCATCGGTATTATCACTATTAGATTCTTGTTCCCCACCCTCATCCTCATCTTCATTAGTTTCTGTATTTTCAGATTCGGATTTCTTTTGAGTTTTAGTAGTTTTTTTAGGTTTAGATGTAACATCTTCATCTTCCTCTTCATTATCTTCATCTTCGAGCTCATCATCTTCTACTTTAGTAGTTTTCTTAGGTTTAGGATTACGTAATGCCTCTAACTCTTCATCTGTTAGTTCTTCTGCTGCTGCATCAATTACGTCAGTATCATTATCTTCTGTTTTAGTCTTAGTACCTACATGAGGGTTCAAGGTATCTAATATAGCCTCAAAACCATTCAATGTGTTCTTTGCTTCCATAATTATATATAATTAGATTTATTTTTTAATAGTTTTTAGTAGCTCCTAACTCGTAACA